CTAACCTTTGTCCTTGTGCCCCACCTTCTGCTTGTGTTCTTATTCTAACAACCTTATATTGACTTTCAAGTAAATTTGAACCAGTTTTATTAACTACTCTTATAACTTCTTCTTGTCCTATTTGTAATGTCACATCACCACCTTTTAAACCTAAATCTAATGTACCATCTGTATCATTCCATTTAAGTCGTCCTATGGCATCTGTTGTTGTTGCGGTTAAATTAAAATCTATTGTATCAACCTCATCAATTGTGGTTACATCTAAATTACCATTTATTGTTAATCCAGTTAAAGTATTTAATGTTGTTGAATAAGATTGTCCACCATTATCCGAAATAGTGAACACGTTGTTATTATTTGTAAATCCTGTGACAAAAGTATTCGTTGAACCAGTTGTAAATCCTGTTATAGGTATTTGTGTTCCTGTTGCTGTTGTTAATGTCGCAGTTCCTGTTGAATTATTATATACCCCACTTACAACATAAGGAACCCCAATAATACCAAATGGGTTTATTTCAATTGTATTAGTGTTAATACCATCATCACATATAAATTGTATTGTTCCATTATCTAAATATATTTGGGAATTTTCTAATGTTGCTGCGTCATTATTTTCTATTGTAATATTACTTGGGGTTATATTAAATGATGAGGTTTCAAATCCACTTGGGATTATAATATCAAAATAAGGTGTTGTCGTGTTTTCATCTATAAAGGTATACCCAGTAAAGAAATTAGTAACATTAAACGTACCACCACTATTATTTGTAAATGTTGCAGTACCTGTTGAATTATTATATGTTCCACCTGTAACATAAGTATCTGTTGATATGATACCAGTAAGATTTGAACCATCCCCATAGAATGTAGTTCCTGATATATCACCATTAACTGTAAGTCCAGTCATAGTATTAATAGTAGCACTAAATACCCCACCATTATCATCAGATATTGTAAATGTATTATCTTGATATGTAAAACCTGTTATAAGTGTTCCTGTGTTACCTGATACTTGTTGTGCAATATATTGTTGTAACGTTGTACAAGCAGTTACCGTATCACAAGTTAAATATCTCGTCATAGGGTTAATTGGGGATAAGTTTGTCTGTGCAATATCACCCGTTGGTAGAATACAATTTGAATGTTTTAATTTGAAACTAAATTGTCCCACCCATCCATTAACTTTATCTTGTGTTTCATCTGTTGCGGGGAAACAACTAATAGTATCTTGAAATATAATACCATAATTACCCCAATCTACCTGAACCTCTGTAATAAAATCTTGTAGGACTTGTAACATATCACTCAATATCTCTTGGACATTGTCACTATTATTACCATTGATATTTAGATAATTTGATTGAATATTTGTCTTATCCATAAATAACACAGAAAAAGACAATTCAGGTATTGCGGTTCTATTTTGTGGATTGATTACACTATTTTCATTTAATGAAACCCACATATAGGGGAAATTCATTTGTCTTGAAGTCCCTATTTCACTTGTTGGTCCAAAACCAAAATCGTTTAAGAAGTAATGTCTTTCTGAGAAATTCTCAAATAAGTCAACTACTTGATTTAAACTAATTATATTTACACTACTCATAAACTACCGTTTTTACTTTGTTCTACTTTATTTTTTTGATAGAAATAGGACATCCAATTTAAACATCCAATATAATTCTTCTCATATATTTTTTCATCAGTTGTATTTAATTTTGTTAGTAATGTATAAACCATTTCTAACCATTTAAATCTATCATCTACTTCTGTCTTTTTATTTAAAGTATCAAATTTACTTTTCTTTTCTTTTTTTATTTTGGCGGGTTTTCCAAATAGTCCTTCGTATTGTCCTCTAATGTAGTCCCGCCAGTTAAAAAAAAACTGAATAAGTTATAAACTTTTGTGATTGGGGCTTTTTGAAATATACTAACCCTATTCATAAATTCACCTTTGAATGCTTCTAAATTTCCATTTTCTTTTTTCTTTCTTAAAAATATACACAATAACTTATCCATTACTTTGAATAAATTACCATCCGCTGATTGTAATATTGTTTCAATACTAATTACTTCCCCCATCGTAAGTTGGGAAAAGTCACTTTTTAAATAATATACCTCACCTTCTAATTCAATACTTTCAACATTAATCGCCTCTAATTCTTTTGTTGTAAATTTAAATACTTCCATCAATTTTTCAAAATCTTCAACATTCATCATCATAACCAATTCCTCATCAATATCTGTTAAGATATTTATTATCTTTACATATAATTCTACTCTTGTTAAACCATCCCTATTAAATGAAAATAACTTAACAAAATCACCAATGGTAAGTTCATCCCAACTTTCGGGTAAAGAATATTCTTTTACCTCATCGTCAATTTCTAAATTTATTTTTATCATATCCTTTTTTTTTTAATAAATATATTTTTTATCTTTATGTTTTTAAATTACATTATACGAAATGTCTTGGTTACACCAACTTTAATTTCAAATACCATCCTATATGCCATTGCGTCACTAAAGTCTGGGGAACGTCCTAACATTCGTTTTACATCACCTTTTTGAACCATAGCTATTTTACCTACTCTGTCTGTTGGACGGTGTTTAACCTGTTGTAGTTCTTCAATAATTTTATCTTGATATTTTGTATTTAATACTTTTAATTCCCCCTTGTTAATTACCTCAGCAAGTTTAAAATATAATTGTGTTTTTAGGTTTTCGTAGTTTTCATCCTTTAATGGTTTCGCATTATTTACAATAGGTTTTGCTGATTTTAGATAATTCATTAAATATTTCCCCACACCATCACTATCATAACTGATATTATTGGGGAATACTTTATATTCTTTTGCCTTATCTTTAATTACATCTTCTATTTTCCCTTCTGGATTTACTATAATGTCTACTAATGTTAGATTTTCCCACACCATAATCACTGCATTATCACTTGTGAATGCAATATCCGCACTAATATAATAAGTGGGTTTTTCAACATCAGGTTTTTTATCTGTGAATATTCTTAATATCGTTTCATAATCCATAAGAGTATTTGGGTCGTCATCATAATCCCAATTACCATTTATCAATCTTTCCTTATCTGAATTGGATAATGTCTTATGTAGGTTATAAACATATACATCTGTAATGAATGGGTTGTCTAATACAAGTGCTGTGATAAACTTTTTATGTTCGGGTAGTGTATTGTCTTGACTTGGAATATAAAAGTCCCTATACAAGAAGTTTTTAGATGGATTACAAGTCATCAGTAAGAAGGGTTTGATTAATAATTCACCATTTAACCATCTACCAAGACGTGATTGGAATATCTGTTTTCCTTTTTCATCTACCTCACCTGCCTCATCAATTATACCAAAAGTCAATAATTGTCCGCCCAATCTTGTATAATTGGGGTCTGATGGTAAATATCTTAATTCTAATAAAACTATCTTTGAACCATTTGTAAATGTTATTTCACCACTTGTGGAGTTATACTTATAATGTTCATCAACCTTCAATCCCCAATTATTTATTACCTCAAATAGGGATACAACAGTTGTTTTTTTCAATGTTGTTAGTTCATTTCTTGCTAAACCTACACGAATATTTGAATATTGTAGACATTTTATTACAGCAAGAGCACTTGCTCCATACGATTTACCACCAGCAGCAGCCCCACCATATAATACTTCAGTTGTTTTTTCATCATCAAAATATTCAAATATTAAATCTTGTTTTAATGATGGGGTAAAGTTAATTTCCATCTGTATCTTTATTTGGTTTAATAATATTGATTGTAATACCCTCGTGTTTATGTTCGTGTTTTTCAGGTGTATAATAACCAAACATTTTATTTAACATATCCAACCCTTTAATCAAATTTTGTCTATCAGTTGAAGTTTCAGTCTTACAATCATCAATTAAATCCACCAACTCACGAATAATCTTATCCTTATCAATATCATATTTTAATTGTATTTCACTTTCTTTGAAGGTGATATAATCTTCAACCTCTTTAGATTGTTTCATCTTGTAAACTGCTCTTTTAGCCATATCAGGTTTTTCAACCCCCATTATAGTCATATATGCTCTTGTCCAATTAAACCCATTACGGAATGCCTCATCAACAACGAGTTTCTTTTTTTGAAAATTTGTTTTGTAAATCATTATTTTTTAGATTTGGGGGTATTTATCACCACACCTTTTTTAGGTTGTGTTGTCTTCTGTTTACAACTCTGACATCCAACTTTTACTGGTGGTGGTTCTGGTAGTTTTATTTCTTCTGTGGGTTGTTGTGAGTTATACCAATTTAATAATTGTTTTTGTGCAAATCTTATCTGTGCTGCACAATGAGAACAAATGGACATTCTTTTATCTATATGTTCTCTGATTATGTTAGTCATACTTTGAACATCATATTTATTGGTTTTTTTTAGATTGATTAACCTAATCACTTCATTTTTTAATCCTTCTTCCATATTATTTTTTTAATATTAAAATTCTTTTATTAGACAGTATGATACTGTTGATTGTGATTTAACTAATTGTATTAGGGTTGCATACTTTGGAATATCATTACTTACCTGGCAACCAGCACTCCACCCGTTTATATCTTCTTTTTTTAATTTGGTTGATAAGTCATAATTATTTGAATGAAAGTTAATACCATAATACCCCTCAATAAACTTACCTATTTCTTCACTCTTTTTATCATTATCCCCATCTCTATACACTTTGATTGAATTACCAAGTTGAAGTAATGCTGGCATTTTACCTTGATGTAACCCATATTTCCATACATCATAATACCATTCGTTAGATTTAACAACTGCTGCACCAACATTATTGTATTTCAGATATCCTTTTTCTAATATGGGTGTTCCTGGATTTGTTGTTCCTTGTAATACCATTACAAATTCTTCCCCTTTGAATAGGTAGAACTTGTCGTCAAACTTATTTGGGATGTCTTCTAATGAACGAACCCCCAATATCCAATACCCACTTGGTATAGATTTGAATGATGGTAGGGATTTAACCTTACCTAACAATTCTTTGTCTGTGTAATTTTTAACCATATTATTTTTTAATTTTATTTATTATATCACATAAAAATAAAAGATTTTTACCAGTAAAATAAGTAATA